TTTCTTTAAGAACTTGTAATCTACTTCTTTCGCCAGCCATTATTTAACTTTCGTTATTTTTACTTGTTATACTTTTTAAGTTTTTCTAAAGTCTTTCTTAACTTCTCTGAATCTTTGTTAAGTTGTTCGATAGATTTGATAACATCTTTTGGCATACCTTGTTGTTTAACTTGTTTGATAATTCTATCAGCAGTACCATTTTTTAAATTATCAAATACATCTCCGAAAAAACGAGAAACCATGTTTAATTCATCTATTTTGTTTTTGGACATAATATTGTTTTCCTTTATATAGTTTTATACTACTATAAATATTAAAATATAAAATAGTGTAAAAAAAAAGTGAGGAAGTATTACCTCCTCACATTTACATTTGGTCCTCTTGGACCACTTTTTTTCTTAGATTTATCTAATTGTTCTTTTTCTTTCTTTTTTGCTTCTACTAGTTTCTTGAAATAGAACCTTCTCCAATGTATTGGCATGGTATAAACTTCTTTCCAAGTAAAACCATTGCCATAATTAACCATTTCCCAAAGTTGATTATGGAGTTGAATAGAGTAATCAGTCGGTAGGGTAAAAAAACCCGGCACCTAATGGTATATCAAGAGCCTCCTTCTCTCCTGTTATATCTGATGTAAATTCATATGTTAAATCTAAATCTGGTGATAAATCTTTTACATAGTTTCTTAAACTTCTTGAATCTCTAGCTAATAAACCATTTTTAACGTAATTATTTATAAATCCTCTTTCATTATTACCATCTACTTCTTGAATCATATATCTTAAACGAGTAGTGATATCTTGAGAAACAGATTCTCCTTTTTGTAATCTTTGTAACGCTGCTATTTCAGCAGTTATTTCTTTTTCATCTTTATGTGTAAGTAATTTAAATACGATTTTCTTTTTTGAAATAGGTAATTCATAAGTATATCTATTATCATTACTAAATGATTCTAAGTTAGATTCTTTTATCTGTACCTTAGATAAATCGATATTTGTTTTTTGTTGTTCACCTGTAAAAGGGTCTATTACATCTACTTGATAATCTTTACCATAACCCAAAATACGAGTTGCTAGTAAAATAGCGTTTTTATCACCGATTAAAATATCATCAGTATTAATATCACTTTGAACCACAACCGATTCGAAGAGTTTATCAAGTACCACCCCCTTCCTTATCAAATTTTGCGATGCAAGTATATCTTCTTCTTTTGCAGTCATATACTTGATTTCAATGCTACCCTTTGATAATGGGTTTGATTCTGCATAGCATTTACCCTTAGAAGGTAAATCTACTATTTCAGTTGGAAATTCATAATTTGCCATAACATTTATTTTATTTGTTTGTATATAAATATATAACTTTTAAAAAACTAGAAAAATAAAGACACAAAAAAAGTTCTCACTAAGAGAACTTTTTTCTTTATAAAAATATATTTTGGGAGTATTAAAATTCTAAAACTGCATAATCATAAGAAAGTGTTAAACTAATCTCAACTGGATCACTGGCATTTGCCCAATCTAAATCATTAAACACTGCATTGTTGATAAATGCACCCTTTAGAGTCCATTGTTCTATTTTATCACCAACTGGTCCTAATAGGTAACATTGGATATCTTTCTTATAGAAATCTGCATATCCATCTCTACCTGTTAGAGATTCGTGTGATAATCTTACCCATTCCATTACTGCTTGAGCTCCTGAAGGAACGATTGGGTCATATAGAGTAATCTCTACATCTTGCCATTCACCTTTTCCTTTAAGTTTTCTTTTAACGTTAATGTGGTCTAGTGTTACAGTTTCAAATTGTATTGAAGGTCTGTTTGCTGTTTTTATAAGATATGAAGGGATACCATCGATTTCCATGATGAATCTATTCTTCATCTTCGGTTCGAAGTTGGTATAAAACATATCGTTAAATTCTAATACTTCTGCCATTTTGTTTTCTCCTAATTATATTCTACTATAAATATAGTTCTTTTTTATTTTTAATTAATTTATGCCGAGAATGATGCTCCTGTCGGTAAGATGTTGAAATCTAACACGATGAATTCAGCAGTTTTTGTTGGTTGTAGATAAATTGCTCCAGCCAATATGTTTCTGTCGATTACATCAGGTGTGTTATTTGATTCATCCATCACCACTCTAAATGCATACAATCCTTGTCTTTGTTGTATTCCTTCTAGATACGGATTTACAGTATTTAAGAATCTACTTCTTGTTTGTGAAGTATTTTGTTCGAATACTAAGTATCTTGAAGTTGAAGCAATATACTTCTTAACTTTAATCATTAATCTTCTTACGTTGATTCTATCAAGTGCAGATGCCTTATCTTGTAAAGTTTTTTGTCCGAATGCTACGATACCTTCTCCCGGGAACTGAGCAATTGGATTAATCTTTCCTTCATATAGTGTATCTCTTTCAGCGTGTGTTAATCTGTTTAATACAGATACCGCACCTACGATACCACCTCTATTTAAACCAGCAGGTGCAAACCATTCGGCTGCAACAGCATCGTTAGCTGCATATATACCAGGCATCAATACAGATGGTGGAATTGCAGTTAATTTATTAGTGTTTCTATCGATTGTTTTAACCCATGGGTAGTAAGTACCTACATAGTTAGAATCGATTGCTGAACCTTGTGCAGTTGCTTGAGATATTGTATCACCACCATCAGTTACATCACCGATGAAAAATGCATCTTCTCTAGCTTCTACCATATCAGTTACTTTATCAAATACATAAGAGTGTAATCTTCTTACAACTCCAGGTACAGATACCAAGTTGATATCGAAATCATCTGGATTAGATACTGAGTTTATTCCTTTTACATATGCAACTGAACCATTAGCAGCTGAAGTAGATAAATCAAATCCTTGAGAGTTACCTGCACCCCAATCAGAATCACCATACTTAGCTGATTTGATTGTTGGAGAGATACCATCAAATCCACTTTGGAATCCTACGATAAATTGTCTTTTGTTAATAGTTGTTGCAGTATCAGATGTTGATAATGAATATCCAAAGTTCTTAGTTCCAACTGAACCAGTTACGATTGCAGTAAAGTCCGCATCGAATGAGAAAGCAGTATTACCACCAACTGTTGCCGAAGCAGGTATTGGAGCTAAGTAATTGTTGTTATCAATTTTTACTACTGCAGTTTCTAAATCAATACCACTATATTGTACTGAGTTAGAACCATTATTATTTTCTGAACCAGTTGCAAATATTACCGCTGGAATTAATGATTCATCAGTACCATGATATATTGGATTTGTATATGCTCCATGTCCAAATGGTGCTGCAGTAATTGGGAATGAACCTTCTTCTGAACAATCTACTCTTACATACTTTGAATTATTTGGATAATCACCATTTTCAGTTTGTTTACCATTTGAATCAATAGTAACGTTTCTATCACCGATTACTTTTTTAATGTAATTTGGTGAAGCTGGGTCTAAGTTAAGATTATTAAACGTTTCAAGTACATTTGTTCTTTTATTTATATCACCATACTTTCTAATTGAAATTGAGAAAGTTGCATAATCAGTTGCATTTGATGCACCAGCTGCTTTTACATTAAAGATACCAATTTTGTATTCTTTATTATAATTAGAACCATCACCTAAAGTATGGAATCTAAATAAATCATGTCTTTCTCCTGAAATTAATTGTGATTGTATATAAGGAGTTGTTGCGTGTTGAATATCTTGTGTAAAATCTTGTGTAGCTAATTCTCTGTGTAATACTTGAGAACCACTTTGAAACCAATCAGTAAAATCTGTTGCAGCTTTTTCAAAATATTGAGCTGCATACGCTTTTTTAGAACCTCTTGGGTTACTTCCAAATACGTCTGATATATCATTTCCTGCACTTGGTAGTACAGATGCCGATACTGCTGCTATATTAGAACCACTAATACTGAATACGGATTCTTCCGCAGTAGAATCAATAGAACATGAAGGAAATCCAACGGTTAAAGAACCATTGTGTGTTGCGTTTAAAACACCGATTAATTTTCTTCCACCTTCTGATGATGAACCACTTATTTCAATTCCTATTGGTTTAGCTTGTGAATATCCACCTTGATGACCAACACGAACAATAGTTACTGTTCCTGCTTCTCTAAGGTAATTTTGTACGGTATATCCTGTATAGTATGAACCATCAGGTACACCGAATTTTTCTTCAAATTCTGATTGCGTATTAACAACGGTTGGTACGAAAGCAGGTCCTTTATGGAAAGGTCCAATTATTGCTGCTCCTATTTCACCAATCCCTTGTGATAAGAAAGAAAGGTCATTCTCTCTTGTAAATACACCAGGTGATACGATTTTTTCTGCCATTTTATTTTACTCCTTGTTATGTTTTTTGTATAATAATACTCTTATATAAGTATTAATAAGTTTATTCAAAATATAATTTTTACTCTTTAGTCTCTTTAATACTTTCAGTTTCTTTTTCTGAAGGTATGAATTCATTTGTATTTGGGTCGTAATTACCATCACCATATTTCTTATTTAAACCTTGAAAAAGTGTATTTTCTTGTTCAATTAAATTTTGATGTTCAGCTATTATACCTTTCTCTACATTTTCGATTTCAGAAATTCTTCTGTTTTTTTCGATTTGAAGTTGTCCCAATCTCGTAAAAACGTTTGCAACGTTTTGCCTTAGAGTATTTATTTCCGAAACTTCTTCTTCAGTAAACTTTATTTGTTCTGCCATTTTGATATATTTAATTAATATTGTTAAGTGTATATATAAATATATAGTTTTTTTTAAAACATAAAAAAATTATTATTGAGGCCACACACTCACACTAATAGATGAGTTATTACCACCAACAGTTGTCCAATCAGACCTTAATCCTGATTGTATGTTTCTTACTCTTGCATAATATGTTCCAGCTGAAATTGCTCCTGATAACTGCATTGAAGATGCATTCCAATTTGTTTGACTTATAACAGGTGATGAAAAATCAGAATTATTATCTACTTGTACATCATATCCTGTAATACCACCAGAATCAGTATCAGGTGTTCCACCACTCCATGATAAGTTTGGATGTGAGTATGATACACTTGTTGGTGCAGTTGGTCCATCAAAATCTGTATGTGAGTTTGTTCCTTTGTTGTGAGTTATATATCCATTAGCTATATAGGTATCTGTATTTGATACATCTAATGATACAATCTCTATATCTTCTTCGATAATTTCAATTGATGAAATAGAAACTTGTTCTACTTCACTACCATTACCTTTTATTAAAATATCTCCTTCACCTAATAAGTGAGCTCTTTTAAATTTATAATCACCACCTTCCAATACTAAGAAAGGATGTTCAGATGTACATTTTACATCTCCATTATTTATATCATAATATTTACTTGCAAATGAGAAAACTACATTTTCAACTTCCACTACATCCATTTCTGGTTGTAAATCAGTAGAAGTCCAATTCATATATTCAGAATCATCATAATCTCCCAATCCTTTTAAAGAATATCCTTTTAACTTCATTCCTTCTTCAGCATCTCCAATTGGAATTACTTCACCATTAGGTAAAGTAATAGGTGTATCTGATGTTAAACATAATCCTGTTGTATTACCATCATAAGAATCAATTGAATAAACTGTTTTATCAAAATTTGTACCATATCCATCTCCAGAATCAAGGTGGTCATTATATCCATCTGAATATACAGCACGAATGGTATGTGTTATTGCTCCATCTAATATTCCATCCGAGTTATCCATTGCTGCTACATTAAATGTTGCAGATATTCCACTATTAGTATTTACTGATAATTTTGAACCTACTGGAACTGTCCAAGTTACATTTCCACTATAAGCACCAACTGTTGAAAGATAGTTTGTACCAGGACTTGTTACTCCAAGTGAATATGTTTCTGTTGTTGATTCAATCGCATATGTAAATCCAGTTAAACCGGTTATTTCATCTATGCAAAATGTAGTCAGTCCAATATCATCACCTGCAGATGGTGAACCTTTAATAGTACCTAATGATACATTAGAGTTTTGTGTTGTACCGGTTGCACCTGCTAAATTGTTTAATGAAAGACCGTCTCCTGAGCTTATTGTTGGCATAATTCTTTTCTCCTATATATTATAAATATTAAGTAAATCGTTTACCCATCTATTCTTATTAGTATAATTATTAATCATGAATTTTTTTAACAAATTAAACCATTTATTTTTTTCTGAATATGAGGTTTTAGATAACCTCTTATAAATATGATTAAATTCTTTTTTAGATGAAGCTCTGTAAGGATATTCTAAATCTTTACACCAAGATGTGTGTAATATGGGTAGTTTACCATAATCTACTGCTTCAAATATAGAATATCCAAAAGGTTCACTAGTAAAACAAGAGTGAGATATTCCCCAATCCA